GATGCCCTAGTGGAAGGCGGTAACTCGTTCAAACCTTTTATACCCAGCTCTTCAAAGCTTTTCATTACAGGTACTGTTGTACTCCTGCAGTTCATATGCTGGGGTGGTCGTGGTCCTTCATCGATATCAAAAACACGTCCGTCAAGAGAAGCACAGATTGGAGTTGTACGACTATCCAGGGTGGCAACGTATTTGACTTGCGCGACAACATCCGAATTAGCTTTGTAGACTTCTTCTCTAGCTTTTGTTGTAACGTGATTGACGGATGTGCGTACAATTGTTTCAGCATTGTGCCGTGTTGTATTAAGCACGCCATCAGTAAACGCCTGTGCTCTCGTGCCTCTAACTCTACGCACCATTTCAGGCACTGATTCACCCTCAACCAAACCAATCTGTAATTGTCTTGTAATTTCATTTGCATCTCTGATTGCTAAATTTCCAAACCACTTTCTAACCGGCTGACCTCTGATATTTTTATTGGCCAGTACTCTTAAAGTGGATACTGAGGGAATTGTTAAACTTAACTCAATAGGTGACAACTGATTAATTAACCTAATTTGATTAGCCGCTTCAGCTTGAGCTATTGGTATTAAACCATCACGCAAATCAAGACCTAGTCTTTTGTACCCCTCTCGAATCAACAATGTGTACGCCCTGCGTAACTTAATAAATCTCTCTGTGGAAATACCTTTACGCATACGTCTTTCAATTTCACGTATGATATCAGGCAGCACTTCAGTGTTTAACCTGGTCAGTATTTTTCTAGCTTCTCGATTTTTTAAACGCTCAAGTAGAATAGCATGGCGTACTGCTTGGTCCTGCAGGTCATCATTGATGGCCATTATCTTTTGCGTTTTTTAGTTGTCTTTTTGACAGCTTTACGTACAGGTGCTTTTTTAGGTGCCGGTTGGTTCTTTAGGTGTCTGCCCATCGGTATCATCTCCCATCACTGATTCAATATAGTAATTTTTTAACTCTGCATCCATGTGCGTAAATATACGCTCCATCATTATGCGGCCTTGTACACCGCGCCTTACTTCAACAAAGTTAAAAAATATTATCTCTTCACTCGTCCATGCTTCCTGTGTCATCAATAGCCCCTTCGTCAAGCTCGTCATCATCATCGGGGGTAGGCTCATCATCTTCTTCGAAGTCATCAATCAAACCTAAGGGTGGCCCCTCTTTTTCTATGCGTGCCATTTCTTCTATGATGTCTATGTTTTCAGAAATGGTTCCGCGCCGTCTGATTTCTTCAAGGAAAGTTTGCTGTGAAATTTCACGTGTCTGCCTGGCCTTCAACAAAAAATCTAAATCATCTTTAGAGCGAAGCACTACACCAAAATCATTAAAGATGTCAAAACTGAAATCTTTAGGTAATTCAAGCTTCAGCCACTTAGCGGCAAAGGCTGCAGATTCATTAAGGGCGGCTTCTAACCTACGTATCCATGCTTGCACAGAAGATTCATTATTGTTAGCATCTATAGAACGCCCTGTAGCTGTTTCTTTAGGCGGTGTGATAACCATAGGCTCTGTGCCCAAGATAGTCATTTTGTTTTCAATGTCTTCAATATCATCCTGGCCTACTTTGATTGAATCACCGGAGTGTTCAACCCATTCAAGATTGGCTTCTGGGTTAGTTGAAAAAACTAAAGAGCGTGGGCCAACATCAACACCTTCATCAATTTCATCTTCAGTAAAACCTTTACCAAAGAGTACGCCCGCACGCGCAACGTTTAAAAGGTTACGTTGGTCAGAATATGATTGCCAGTGTGTAAGGTTCATCCACGCTAGTTTATGTAGCGGTGGGCGCGCAACTAAATCACCTTCCTGGTCTGTGTAAAATGTTGATAAACGAATTTCACCTGCAGTATTCTTACCACCTAAATCTTTAAGTTCTACCCAGGATTCTTCATTCTTGTCTTTAACCTTTTGCAATTCCCAAACTTCAAATGTGTCTTTCATTACGCGCTTGATACGTTTTGATTCTTTGTCACCAAAATCACCATCAGGTACAATTGAATTTTCAAAATATCTAATTTCTTGCAGTGACTTATCCTCTGCAACTGACCAAAAGAAAAGATTAAGTGGTGAAATCTCAACCATAACAGGGCGCACACCTAATGCACGTTCTTCTGCAATTGATAAAGGCTGCTCACCGTCTTCGGCATTTCGTTTGATGGTAGGGAAGTCAGTAAAGATATGTGTAAGGCCCCAACGCATGCCAGTAACAAATAAGTCATACCCAAATTGGGTCATGTGCCTGCCAGTTTTATCTACATCTTTAAAAACTTCTTCTAGGCGCTCATCTGCTCCATCAGTCCAGGTAACAGCTTTTTTAAATGGTCGCGCAGCAATCTTATCGATGGTATCGCCATATGCTTCAAAAAGAAACGAACGGCGTAAACGGTTATCATATGCAGTAGTGCTTTCAGCCTCTTGCTGTGGTAACCATTTTTTACCAGATACGCGCATAGTCTTGGTACCGCCAAGCAAATCTGCAATCAAATCCCATGACCACTTCTCAGCCATTGCTTTAAAGCGTAAAGATTTACGTGCTACATTATTTTGAGTTGAACCGGCTACCCCTACGATGTTGGCCATGCTTACTGCTCCCTTGCTTTTATTTTCTTTTTCCAATCATACTTGGTGAGTGTCCAGTACTCGAACTTGGTAAGATCTACCCAGCCTAATTCAATCATTTTATTTTTAGAGCTATCGTACCCAGCAACTAAAGCTTCAGGTGGGCCAAACCAAGGATCACGTATTTTAATAATTTGCACAGAGCTATCAGGATGTTTGATAATGGGGTTACGTTTGAAACCGCCAAAGCAGCCGCAGAGAAGAAGTAGTGAGAGTAAAAGAAGTTTACGCATTAGGCTGCCCTCTATTAAAAATCATATCTTGTAAAGGTGTAGGTTTTTTAACAATAGACTTGAAAAACTTATTACGTGGCACGGATAGTGCAGCGACCAATAGCTGTACCATACTATCTATATGATCTTTCCACAGCAGAAGCATTGCAAATATATAACTCACAGAATAGCTACGCATTAGGCTGGTCCTTCTCTTCCTGGTGGGCCTCATTACTTAGAAAATCAAATTCACTATCATCAGCAAATTCAGCATCTATACCTGCATCAATATCATTTTCAATTTCATCATCAAACCCAATAGATTCTACTTCAGTAGGCTCTTTGTATTGCTGCATGAATGGTTTGAATAAAGCCTTAAGAATCTCTCCGAAGAACTTGCCAAGGCCAGCCCACATAATTAAATGGTTTTGAGTTCCATATCATCGTGTGCGTGCTTATCTTCGCCCCCTGGCCCGAAGCGCACAACATAAACTTTTTTATCCATGTCCCAATGCATGAACCAGTCGTGCTTATGCATTTTTTCACCTAGGCTGCCGCTATGTGTTGTAACGCCATCAGCCCACATGTCGTTGTCACCCAAAGGTTGGGCGTTGTCGTCCATGATGGCGAAGTGATGTGTGTGCCCATTTGTACTTCCAGATTCAGGCATTATACTTTGTTGCCTTCAGATGATTTATCGCCATCACGTGATACAGCAAAACCAAAGAGTATAGCCAAGGCCCCCATTATGATTTTGATGTCCATGTTGGTTGTGGGATCATCGTCCAGGTAATAATTAACCTGGGGCATAATCACAGCGCTTGCTGCAATGGCACCGGCTACGGTAGTTTTCCAGTTGGTCAAAAATTTAGGTTTACTCATAGCTGTCAACTTTCGTGCTTAAAATATACCAGAAAAATACACCTGGTACACATGCCAGATATGGCGGGTCTTCACCATAGGGGGAATATACTTAGAAATATTAAAAGATGGCGGCCCTAGAGCAAGAATTTAAGGGCAGCATGTGTACACATTTAGCAAGCCTGGCACCATCTAGTGTAGAGGTTGGCCGGTCGCGGAGGATTCGAACCTCCCTGATACACCATGAAGTGTATGTGTTTTCCACATGACAGTGTACCCGCAACCAGCGCCCCGATGTAAAAAGGGTAGAAGGACCGAAGCCCTTCCCCAAAGTTTTAGAGAGCATCTTTTCAATCCCACTTACAACGTGGTTCCCCTCGTGTGCATTGTATCAACAAATCCAGCGTGCATACCATCAACACTATACGCAAGCAAGGGTCTGCATCCCCAGAGCCAGCATAACAGGATTCGAACCTGCGCCTCTGCTGCTTAATAGTTTATCACATATCCCGTACAGTAACATGGTTGCCGCCACCTAATGGGAACTTACCGACAATATAATAGCCAATGCCATCAGAAATGTGCGTCAAAGCCTTATCTGAATCTTTATCAAGCTCCCCGCTACCACCTTCAATGACGGTAACACCCTCGAAATCTTTTATGATGTTGGGGCAATTATCTGGGTCCACCAGCATATGTATCACACCATCTGCAGATTTAATTCGAGAGTTCATAGCATTTACACGTGAGCGTTCGGGGCCATTCTTTTTGGCTACCCGATACTTTAACCGTTTACCAAATATAGGTTTTAGTTTGGCGCGTATGATATCCCAGTCTGAACCCTGCAGCTTTGCACTACCTGCATTACCACCTGTTGAATCGCCATACAAATACACATCGCCTTTGTGATGCCGCCAATCTTTAATCAATCGATCACATACACGTTCAGTGTTTGATTGCTTTTTAATATAGACTTCACCAATGCATGCGGTAAAGTTTTTAGATACTCTGTCATTAGGGCCTTTGTATATTTGCTCCTGCAGTATTCCACACACCCCTGGTGCAATGTTAAAGTCAAAACAAAATACCAGTGCTTTAGATGGATCATAGTCTATGGATTCTGCAGCGTGCACTTCCATATTGAAACCATAGTAAGCCCGCCCTTGGAAATTAATAAACGAGCCGCCATACTCCTGTTCAAAACTAAGCTCATCCATATCTTGTCTGGCTGCTTTGATTTCACCAGGGTCTAAGATGTCTGCTGCACGCCAATGGTAATACCCCCAAGTAGTTTGCCGTTTACCTTGGGCTTTCTTCGCCAGGTCATAATAATGGTTACGGCCTTCAGGTACACCAACAAACCAAGCCCAACCATGACGGCCTAAAGTAGAAAGTGCAGGGCGCACGTGCTCTGTCCAGGCATTGGCTTTCATGTTGCCATACTCATCAAGGATAATACCATCAAGAGGCGAACCCTCAACACGCTCTGGTTTATCCATACCAACTACCTGAATCTTAACACCTGTGCATAACCATATAGTTAATTCAGATTCAGATATCTTTTCTATTGAGCCTTTAGGCACCAAGCGTTTAAGGTCAGCCCAATAAATTTGTTTAGCCTGGTCGCGAGTAGGGGCTGCACAGACAAACCATCCGTCAGCTAATAAACATTGAAGTGCTTTGAGCACAATAAAACGCTTGGCAAGTTCCGTTTTACCCGAACGTCTACCAGCCGGTACGACAGCAAACCGTACACCCCCTGTAATGTTTTCTGCCCATAATCTGTAACGCTCTTTATGGGGCTTGAGTTTGAACCAGCGATTGCTAAGTACTTCGTTGGCTGTTTCTTGAAATGCTGCATTAGTATCTGCATCACTAGAGAATTCAATGACGTTATCGCCAATGGTTTTACGTGTAACCTTTTTCTTAGACTTTTTAAGGCTTACGCTTTTTCTTAATTTTTTAGGTGTCTTAACTGGCATTATCTAATCCCAAAATGTTCTGTGTACCAAATCTATATACAACCACAGTATAAGACACACTATCAAAAAGTTAATCATTT